TTTTTAAATAGTATTAAGTAATGGCTAAGATTAGTAAGGAGAAAGGAATTGAATTGATCCTCCTTGAATTAGAAAAAGGAAAGGATAGGGCAACGACATTGGCAATGTTCAGCGAAAATTGGCAGACTGCTACCAGAACATTCGACAGATGGTGGAAAGAGGCTAATATAAAGCACAAGGATCGTCAAGCAAAAACTTCTGCTATACTAATGGAGGCTAAGATTGAAAACGAAAAAGAGTTGCTTAAAACAGCTCTAAATGATAAAAATTCACAAGCGAAAGAAATCGCTCTCCAGATCGAGGAATTAAAAAAGATTAAAGCTGGTAAAGCATTAAAGATAGGTAGCGAGGTTATAATCGCTACCTTTTCAGATGAGATCCGAGCAAAAGGAGAGATTCGACAAATGGTAAAAATGCTTGGTGATTGGTATGGTTTCAATGCTCCATTGGATGCGAATATTAATCACTCTGGAGAAATGCAGATCCAAAGAGTTTTCAAAATTGAAAGGATGCAAAGAACAAGACCAAATCCATTACGAGAAAATCAAAATAACGACTAATATATTATCAATCATCTAACGACATTCGAGGATGAATTATTGATATCATAAAAAAGACTACAAAAGATGGTAAAAGTGCAAGAAGATTTATTAAAAATGTCAGATCCTCAACTGGAGGTATTTTATTCTACTGCACCTCTTACATTAGATATGGCTGGTCAAGGAGGAGGTAAAACACATAACATCTCCTTTATTTCTGCTCGATATATTAACGAATTTGAAAAATTAGTGGGATTCATCGGTGCTAATACGATGGATCAGTTAACCGGTGCAACATTAAAAAATGTATTTAAGATCTGGGAAGAATTTTTTGGATATACAGAATACGATAAAACTACAAATCCATCTGGAGAATATGTTATTGATAAAATACCTCCAGCTCACTTCAAACGATATCATAAATTAAAAAAATATCACAATACAATATCATTTAAAAACGGAGCTTTAGTTATGGTTGGATCTTTAGAGAACTATAAAGCTCACGATGGAAAGGAATTTGGATGGGCGCATCTGGATGAAACAAAAGATACCAAAGAATCGGCATTGAAAGATGTAATCATTGCTCGTTTACGTCAGATAGGTTTGTATTATAATGATCAAACAAAAGAATTGTATTATGATGATATCACACCACAAGATGATTTAATTGAGCAAGGATATGTACCATTCAATCCATTATGGATTCATACTTCGCCATCATCTGGAGGAGTTGATTGGTTGATTGATATGTTTGAATTATCTCCTTATGAAAACGAAATACGAGAGGCTTTAGAAAGTGATTACGATTTTTTTGTAAAAGAAGATAAGCAAAAGAAAGCAGTCATTTACCAATCATTTTGGAATGAAACTTTACCACGAAATTATATTACCAATCGTGCCAGCTGGATGAGTAAAGGAGAGATTCTAAAGTTTATTTACGGATATCCATTTAGTAAATCTGGAGGCGAATACTATCCGTCTTTTCAGAGATCTAAGCACGTAACTAAAATAGAATTTAATCCAGATCTACCGATACGAGTTACCTACGATTTTAACGTACTTCCTTATGTAACTCAAGAGGTTGCTCAAGTAGACTATATTACTCGTTATATGGACTTCAAAACAATGAAAAAATATAATGATTGGAAAGAGGGAACGGAACCAGTTGAGGTAATGCAAATCAAGTTTTTTAAAGAGTATGCTATGCGACCTCCAAAGAATACAACTGCGAAAACAGCAGAGGCTTTAGCAGATGATTTTGAAGAAATTAATCCAACAATATTTATACATGGAGATGCCAGTGGTTATAATAGAATCGTAGGATTAGGAGATGAAACACAATACTCGATCATCTTGCGAGAGCTTAATAAAAAACTATCCTCTGTTATTGAGGCTGGAGGTAGAAGAAATAAAAATCCTAATGCCAGAAGAAATTTTATTGATAAAATATTCGAGGGAAAAGTATGGGAAGTTGAAATATTAATTGATCCAGATTGTAAAGAGTTAGTTCGCGATCTGGATTTCTTAAAAGAGGGAGTAAACGGGAAATTAAAAGAAAAAGAAACCAATAAAGAAACCAAGCAGACGTATGAAAAAATAGGTCATACATCGGATGCTTTTGAGTATCTTGTAACGGATATCTGCGAGGATATTATGCCAAAGTATCAATAATCTTTTTTTATGTTTGAGAAATACGAAAATTACATCAAAATTGCACTTGCTCTCATAATGAGTAAGGAGCATCACAAAGACTACGAGAGAGTAGTTAAGTTGGCTCGTAAATACGAGATCCTTATTACTGGGGAAAATACTGGAGAACTATTAAAAAAATATGCATCCAGAGAATCAGAGGAGGCGTTTAAGCAAAGAGTAGAATTAACATCATCTATTACTCCAGCAGTTTCAGATTCGTTAATTAAACCATTCCAGAGAGCCAGTAGAACAGATAAGATTAAAAAACATTTTGATTTTAAGAACAAGAGGAAAAACCAGATGATCCGGGAAATGGAATCATCTTTTTACTCTGGAGAGGCTAACAAAGTATCTAATCTGGATTATTGGCTTAAACAAAGATTCTTAGAATTATCTTTTACCAATCCGAACGCGTGGATAGTTTTAGAATGGGATAAAGTAGAACAGAATGAAACACCTACTCCATATCCAGTAGAAGTCTACGAAGATGAGGCAATAAACTTTAAGTATAAAAAAGGATCTTTAGAATGGTTATTAGTTAAAAAAGATATCCAGATCCAAACTATTACCAAGGACAAAAAAATTAAAAATACCAAAGGAGAAAAATATATTTGGTATGGTAAGGAGATCACATTAGTATTTGACGAAACAGATGATGAGATTATAAAATCTGGTAAAATAGAAATTGATCCTAACTATCAAATTTTACAAGAGATCGGAGGTAAGCAATATTTATTATCAGTTTTAGAACATAGAACTGGAGAAGTACCAGCCTTTAGAATTGGGTATAAAACCGATTTAAAAACCAAGTCTAAAACTTACGTTAATCCTTTTCATTCTGCTATGCCTTATTTTGATAAATCAATTAAAGCAGTATCTGAATTTGATCTAACAATGACACATCATACCTTTCCTCAAAAATTGGTCTATCTGGATAAATGTTCTGGTCATTTGAAAGAGGGATGTACATCTGGTGTAAATCATAAAGGTGGCGTTTGTCAATCTTGTAAAGGATCTGGATTAATGGTGCATAAATCGGCTCAAGATGTTATAGCATTAAAGAAACCAGCTACTAAAGAAGAAATGATACCTTTAGATGATTTAATTGCGTATAAATCTCCTCCTATTGAGTTAGTAAAATTCCAAAAAGAATACATTGAAAGTCTTGAAGTATCTTGCCATAAAGCAGTTTATAATTCTACGTTTTTTGTTCAAGCAGAGATTGGAAAAACTGCAACGGAGGCTGATTTTAATATGCAATCAATTTATGATGCTATTGAGCCTTATACAGAGAAATATTCAGAGGTTTGGAAATCTATTATCAACATATTTTCAAAGATCATCGCAGTACCAGAAACGGATAATTTTAGTTTATATCACGTTTTTCCAGCAAACTTAAATATCAAATCATTAGGAACGTTATTAAGCGATCTGGAGAAAGCAAAAGATTCTGGCGCACCATCTTTCTTAATTGATGCATTAAATAAAGAGATCGCAGAAATTGTCTACATGGGAGATGATGATGAATTGAAACGTTATGAAATGAAAAGAGCATTTTATCCGTTTAATGGAAAATCTCCAGATGAGATAGCAATGTTAATATCTTCTGATTTTGTAAGCAAGGATACAAAGATCTTGTATTCAAATTTTGATCAGATTTTTAACGATCTGGAGAAAGAGATCGGAAAGCATTTTATATACTTATCTCACGCAAAACAATGGGAATATGTACAAGCTAAAATTGTAGCTATTGCAAAAGAAATCGAGGAGGAAGAACCAGTTATTATCAAATTCAGAGAAGAAGTTGATGCTGACGAAAATCGTAAGGATGCTCCAGATGATAACAACCCATTAAAAGGAGATGGTAATTCATCAAATGATTTTGAAGATAATAATACAGATATCTAATGAATAAAAAGGATCTCCTAAAAAACACAACAGATAAGACCATTTTAATTGATGGTCTTTTCTCTATTCTCGAAAGAAAAGTTTTAGATATTGAAAAAGCATTTTTAAAAATATATCTGGAACAATTTTTTGAGAAATTAGATACTGCCGATGGAGGTAGAATTAAACCCACTCTCCGTAATAAAAGATTATTAGCAATGGTTGATAAAGTATTCAAAGATTTTGGTAAATCTGGAGGAGTAGAATTAGTTGAGGTCGTAGTATCTGGAGTAATGGAAATAGTTAATTTCAATAAAAGATATTTTACATTACTAAATGATAATCCTACTATTCTACCTATTCAAAATCAAGTTTTTGAATTAGTTAAAAACTGGCTTGGAATCGAGGCTAACGGAAAGATTGCAGAAACATCCTATCTTAATGATCTTATAGAAAATAAAGAGGTCAAAAGACAAATTAAAGATATATCACTAAAAGCTGTGGTAAGTCAAAAAGGATGGCAAGAGGCTAAAGCAGAAGTTGAAAATTATGTTTTAACTACTGATGAATCGGAGGGAGCATTTAAAAAATATTCTCGTAATTATGTTTATGATCTATATTCTAAAACAGATCGAGCAGTACAAGAAACATATAAGGATAGTTTAAAATATAGGTTCGCGATCTACGAGGGAGGATTAATTAAAACATCTCGTAAATTTTGTAGAGAAAAAAATGGAAAGATATTTCACGTATCGGAAATAGAAGATTTCAAAAACGATCCTAATAAACCAAAGATGCCAAACTATGATCCCTTTATAGATCTGGGTGGTTATGCTTGTAGACACCATTTAAGCTGGATTCCAGATTCATTAGCAAAAGCAATGGGTAAAAATATAGATGATTATAAATAAAAATAAAAACGGATCTCACTATAAAAAATGAGATCCGTTAATGTTGAAACGTTGCGAATTTTAAAAAAGATCTATGCAAATATATAAAAAAAATCCATCCGACAAAACGGATGGATAAAACCTAAACTACTATAAAAAAACTCTAATAATTTACATGAGTTAAACAAATATAATTAAATTCGTATATATATATAAATCATTAAAATTTTAAAGATGGCAAAAAACAAAAAAAATGCAGAGGTTGAAGAAAAAGATCCAGCCGAATTATTTGATCAAGCTCAAGGACAAGCATCAGTAAAATCTAAAGCTCAAGAGGATGAAAAAAAAGATGATCAGAAGACCGAGAAATCGGAGGAAGTCAAGAATACAGAAATCTCTCCAGACGAAAATCTTGAAAGAGCAAGAGATGAATATAAATCAATCTTTGGTATAGATCCTTTAGAAAATTGGTCATCTAATGACATTAACACAATCTTAGATCATTCCAATTATCTTGAATCAGAAAGATTAAAATATGAGCAACAAAAAGCTCAAGAGGAGAAAGAACTTAAAGAGGCTCAAGAGAAAGCAAGAGCTTTAGAGGAAGAAACTAAATTAATTGAATCAACTTATCTTGTTAGAAATCTATCTGGAGATCAAACACCATACAGAATAAATAAGTTTATGTATGATAAAATGGATGGTGTAAAGCCAGAAATTATTTCAGAGATTCCAGATGTAGTAAAAAAATTAAATCAAAATAAATAGTTATGGCAACGATTAAGATCCAAAACCGACACACAAAAGTAGTATCAGAAATTGATTCTAAATTATGGGAGGAGAAAAAAGCTCGTTATTCTAAGCATTTCATCGTTTTAACGACAGAAATCCCAAAAGTGATAAAAGAGTTAGAGGAAAGAAAGAAAAGCTCTAAAAACGAAAAAAAAGAGGATGAAGTTAAATCTCCAGAATCAAGTAATTAAAAAAAATATTACATTAGCATAAAATTTTATACAATGGATTATAAGAAAGTATTATTGGGCTTGTTGTCGAGGGCGTATAATATCGACGAGCAGAAGTTTACCGAGCTTGAAAACGGTTTTGATGGAGAAAACAAAGAGGATTCATTTATTGAAGAATTGGCAGTTTTTGATATCGCAAAAGTAGATGATTTAAAAAATCAAATTTCTAAAGCAAGAGATGAGGCATACGGTAGAGCTACGAAAGAAGTTATGACCAAATTTGAAAAAAATCTTGCTGAAACATTTGGTTTAGAAAATCCATCTGAAAAGGGTATTGATCTTGTTAAATCTATTGTTCAAAAACATGTTGCCGATCAAGGTGGTAAACAACTTACCGATGATGAGGTTAAACGCCATCCTTTATTCTTAGATCTTGAGGAAAGACGACAAAAAGAAATTAAAGAGGTGGAGCAAACTTGGACTTCAAAATATAACGAGTTAAATACAAGTATCGAAAGAGGTCGTAAGCTGGAAACAATCAAATCAAAGGCTAACGAAATTTTATCTGGATTAAATCCAATTTTACCAACAAACGAGATCGCTCGTCAAAACCAATTAAAAAACTTTTTTTCTGTGCTTGAAAATTTAGATTATCAAGTAGAAGAGGATAAGGGTAGAATTGTTATTTTACAAGATGGTTCACCTCTTGTAGATCAACATAACAATGTAATCTCATTCGATTCATTTGTAAAAGAAAAAGCACAATCGTTCTGGGATTTTAAAGAACATACTGGAGGAGGAAATAACTCTGGTGCTGGATCTTCTGGATCTGGATCTGGAAACTCATTTATTGTTCCTAAAAACTTAGACGAATTGACTGCTTTTATTAATGATCCTAATAAATCAGCCGAAGAAAAAGAGCAAGTAGCATTGGCGTTTGAGGAGGCTCAAGCAAAATAATTTATTAATAAAAAAATTTTAGTCAATGGCTTTCGAAGCATCACAATTATTAACATTAAGAGCAAAAGCAGAAAAATTCTGGTCGGATGCTCATTTCAATAACCAGTACACATCACAAGCAGAGGGATTAAAAGCAATTATGCAAAATCAAACTGCTACGTTTCGTGAATTAAAGGATTCTGGTAAGAAAAATAAAATCGGAATTACTTGGATCAATCCTTGTGATATTGCGGTTCAAGATTGTACTCCAGATTGTACTATTACTGGTGCTGAATTAGATTCAGAAATTCAAGAATACGATATCTTAGGTTGTAAAGAGGTTACGTTCTCTATTAACGAAACTACTCTTGAATCTAATGATTATACGTTAGAAGAAGTTTACGCCAAAGGAGAGGCAAGAGCTTTACAAGTTTTAGATGAATATTTAGCTCAACAATCGTTGATCAAATTAGCTACGTTTAAAGGATTAAATGTTGCACCATCTCCATTCACAAATAATGATATGTTAAAAACGACAGAGGTTCCAGAGGCTCAATTCCGTTTAAATTACTTAACTGCTCATTTATTCAAACAAGCCCAATTAAATCAATTAGCAAATCCTTATTACATTAATAATGGATCTCTTGCTATTGATTATATTAACGCCCAGTTGGATAAAACAAACTCGAATGGATCTGGAGATTTTAATAGAAGTAATCTATTAAATATGACTTTTGATCACGTCAATTTCTTAAAAGCATCTGTGCCAGATGATTTATTTGTTATTGACTCTTCTGCAGTAGCTTTCGTTACAAAAGCGAAAAATCCGACAACTCCAACTCGCAAGGTAAATACTATCATTTATCAAATTCCATCTAAAGCATTAGCTGGTGTATTTTATGATGTATTCTACCAAGAAGTTTGTGAAACGAATGATGGAGAAACAGAATATAAACATTCTTGGAAATTCAAAGTTCGTTGGGATTTATTCTTAAATCCAGAGGCTTGTCCGATCACATTAGGAGGTCAAACTTATACACCGAAAGGATTATATTCTTATACTTCAACAGCACCTATTGCTGGTTAAGATATGATCTTATAGAATATAAAGGTATCTAATTTTAGATACCTTTTTTTGTACTTTTACTTTAATTAAAAAAAAAATAAAAAAATGGAATGTTTAAAAGATTTAATTGCAATCACGAATAACGATTGCCCTTGTGTAATAGGTAATATTTCAGAAGAGGAAAAAATGATGCTTACTTACGGAAAATCTGGATTAAGTCTGGACAATCTGGATGAGGGAATTGGACTAGCATCTTTGCAATATATTGATGACTGCAAAGATTTTAAAGATATATGTTTAAATGCTCGATCTAACGCAATAAAAAGATTGGAAACCGATTTATTATTAATGATAAATTCAGCTTATGATAAGCGACAAAATAAATTTATTGGAGAGGTTGGCCGATTATCTTATTCGTCATCTCTTAGTTTAAATAAAAAGTATCAATTCATAAAATTATCTCCAAAGAATCAAAATACAGATGCTATTATTACTCTCCGTAATATTAGATTAAATGTAAACCAGGAGGGATCTGTTAAAATCTATATTTACTCGGCATTAAGAGGCAATACTTATGGAGAGGAGATTGCTATGTATGAAAAGGAAATTGGATCTAACAATTTCGTAGATTTTGATATCTCAAAGATAGAACTACCATTGGTCTTAAATGGATCTCCAGTTGATTACTATATTGTTTGGGAAAGGCAAGAAAATATGTCTACTAAAGACAATACTTTATCTTGTAATTGTGGAGGATTAAGTTATGAAAACTACATTGATGCTAAAGGAGGATCAACCGATGAATTAAATAATTTCTCTGGCTCATTAGATGGATTAGCAAGAGGATTGAGTTTATTTATGGAGATCGAATGTAAAGCTGGTAATTTGGTATGTAAAGAATTTGATAAGGATGATGGTATTGCTATTTCTATTGCATGGGCATTACTTTATCAAACTGGGATCTCTGTTGTAACTTCTATATTATCATCTAATGAAGTGAACAGATATACAATGCTAAAAAAAGAGCATTTAATGGGAATTAGAAATCACTATAAAAAGGAGTATGCTATTTTGATCTCTTGGTTAAAGGAGAATATTAATATTAATGATTCCGATTGTTTTATTTGTAGAGATAATTCAATTGTTATGCATAAGATCTTATTGTAATATGGCATCTCTTGACGATTTAAAAAAAAAGATAGATACAATTAAGAAAGAGCTACCAGATACTTTAAAATTGGTAGCTACTTCCGTATCTATGGCTGGACTTGGATATGCTAAAAGAACCATATCTGAAAAAGGGTTTGGAGCAGAGTATTCAGATACTTTATTACCTACAATGTTTCTTGCTAATAATACATTAAACAAAAAAGGAGAGAAATATGCCTCAAGCAAAAAAAAAGGTAATTGGAAAGAGATGAGAGAGGCACAAGGTTTACAAACTCAATTTGTCGATCTCTCATATACTAATGAAATGTGGAGGGGAATGAATCCTCAAGAGCCATATGTACAAGGTAAATATATTATTGCTCCTTTAGGTCATAATAATCAAGCTGGTATGCAAAAAATGAAATGGAATTATGAGAGATACGGTAATTATATTTACAAAGCATTAGGAGTTGAGGGATTCCAATTAATGGGAGAAGTTGCACAAGAGGAGTTTAGTCGAATATTAAAAGAAAAGTATAACTTATGAAAATATTATTAGGAATAATTATAGGGATGTTTATTATGTTATTTGTAGTAGGATGTTTACTATATAATATTTTAAACAAAGGAAATTTTTGGAAGTAAAAAATATATTATGAACAAAGAAATCGCACACGAATTAAAAGCAATTTTATTGAAAGATGGAGGAGTTCCATTTCTGGATGTAATTGCTGGGATGGTACAATTAGTTACCGACAAAGACGAGGGAGAAAACGGACTGCCAGTTATAAAGAAATATCCAGTTACCGACGATACCAATATTGCAGATAATTGCCAATTTTCAAAAGAAAGAATCCTTACTCCAGATAGTAGAAAAAAAGGATTATTATATTTCGAGGATTACGGAATAAATCCGATCAACAAAGATAATCGAGGAACATTCTTTTATAAATCTAAATTGAGAATGGTAGTTTGGTTAAATAGATCGCGAATTACTGGAGATAGATATTCTCAAATAACTGGTGCCGGAATAACCTATTTATTAGATAAACTAAAAGCTGGAGAATTATATGGAAACGTTGGAATATATCAAAGATTTAAAGTTAATGTGGAAAGTATCTTACCTCAAGAATCTGCTATCTTTTCAAAATATACTTACGACGAAACCGATCTCCAATACTTACGACCTCCTTTTGAGTTTTTTGCTATCAACTTATCTGTAGATTATGGAGTAAATAAAAATTGTATTAATCAAATAGAAATAAAAGACAAATCATGTTATTAACAATTTTATCAATTTCAATTATGTCATCTCTTATAGCCTATGTTTATAAAGGGATTTTAGCACACGAAATCTTAAATCCTTGGTTTATGTTTGGGATGAGATTTGAAAAATATTTCTTTTACAAACCGATCTGGGGTTGTATGATCTGTATATCTGGGCAGTTGGCTCTTTGGGGATATCTCTTTAATTGCTTTTATGATGTTATTATAGGTAAATTTTCATTTTTAGAGCCTTTCTTGTCTTATATGATATATAGAGGAGGTGCTATTACGTTTAATGCCTTAGAGATGATCTATTGCGTTTTTTTATCAATCTTTTATACTTTTTTACTAAATAAATTAATCAATAAATTATGAATTTAAAAAAATTAGATCCTACCAAAACAGAATTTACTGCTAATGGTAAATTATATAAAATAGAAACTCAATTATCAATTGAAAGATTTTGTGAGTTCCAGATTTTAGAAAAAGAGTTTGCTTTCTCTTTGGATTTTAAAAAACTATTCTCGGAGTTATTAGAATTAAGACAATTATTGAATGAGCTAAAACTTGTGGATGGAGCAGTAAAGCTGGATAACATTACAAGAGGATTAGTTCGTTTAGAAAAGAAAGAACCAACAGCATTAAAGATCTGTGCTTTATTCATTAATACAGAGGATGAAGATAGAAGTACGATCACTCCAGATCTTATTTCAGAAAAGATTGATGATTGGAAAAAAGAGGGGTACGATGCTCAAAGTTTTTTTTCGCTTGCTCTCAATACTGTAAATGGCTTTATAGACACCTACAACGAAATGTTAAGTCGTTTAGAAAAGTAAATCATCCATCCAGTAAAGAGAGCAAAAAAAAGATATCTAATATTGAGATTGAATGTAAAAAAATACGCCACGAATGGGCAAGGATATGGTTTGAAATGGCAGATGGAAATGCTTTAGTAATGCGAGAAATAAAATCAATGGATGTTATTGAATTTTATCTCTTTTACGACCAGTGGATTGAAAGAATAAAAAAACAAAATCAAAAAATGAATCAAAATGGCAGACGATAAATTCCTAATACCACTTGGAATAGATAGCGAACAATTAACAAAGGATTTTGATAAGTTTTCAGAAACTCTGGATGAGATTGGTAACAAAGCATCTGGAGTAGGAAAGAAAATTAACGAGGGATTCGAAAAAGGAGCAAAGGCATCTGAAAATTTAGAAGATAAATTAAAACCAATCTCCAAAGGTTTAGAAGATGTAAGACAAGCTACAGATATTCTTGGTAGAAATATGCAAGACGCATTCAATTTATCTAAGCAATCCAGAGATTTTACCAACAAGATTAATGAGTTTAAAAAGAAATTAAACGAAATATCTGACAAAAAAAAGATAGGGATTGAAATCGATCAAAGTTCTATCAATGATTTAAAAAGTGCTAATGATTATTTAAAGAGTAATTTCAATGAGATCCAAACGACTTTAAATAAAGGTGCTGAAATCCTTGAAGATAAAATAGCTCTTGCATCAGATGGAGTAAATAAGATGAAAGGAGATCTGAAAGAATTAGAAAAAGAACTTAATAATCTTGCTCCATCATCCAGAAAAATAGAATTAGAATCCGAGTTCCAATCTGCTACAATGGCATTAGAGGAGGAAATAGTTGCTTTGAATGATTATAAAGCTCAACTACGAGATATTCAACAAGCAAATAAAGGTTTGGCAGATTCTATAAAGAATGCGAATGTTGCAATTGATTTAGGTACTAAAAATGTAACTGATCTAAATTCGAGTTTTGATGAAGTTTACGGAGATCTCCAGCCACTTACAACAAGATTAGGAGAATTAGAAGATCGAATGTATGAACTTGCTTTAGCTGGAAAACAAAATACAAAAGAGTTTAAAGAATTACAAGATGAGGCAATTCGTTATCGTAAAACTATCCAGCAAGTAGATTCAGCAGTAGATACCTTTGCGAAATCATCTGCTAAACTTGATATTATTTTAGAATCAGCAGAGGGATTACTTGGTGGTTTTACAGCTCTACAAGGAGTAACTGCTTTACTTGGTTCAGAGAATGAAGAGCTTGAGGAGGCTTTAATAAAAGTAAACGGAGCAATGGCAGTTTTACAAGGATTGCAAGCGATTATGAATGTTTTAAATAAAGATTCTGCCGTATCTGGAGCATTGATGCGTTCTGGTTTATTAGGTCAAGCAACAGCAACTCAAACACTAACTACTGCTACTCAAGGTCAGATAGTAGCAACACAAGGTGCAACAATAGCCTCTCGTACTTTAGGACTTGCCCTTAAAGCAATGGGTA